ACCCGGTGCAGCGGCTGGAATCAATAAAAAATCCATACTGGGTAGTCATCGGTTAATCCTTATGCCTTCTCGATCTGCACCAGGTTCGTGTGCTGCGGGTTGCCCTTCGCCAGCGGTGACGGGCGGTGCGTGGTCAGGGTATTGATGCAGGAGCCGTGATCGACACGATCGCCATTCATGTTGGCGTCATGCCAGGCGCCCTGGCCCATCGCGCTTACGCCGGGCATGATGCGCGGGGTGACTTTCGCGGCAATACGCACTTCGCCGCGGTCGTTGAAGACGCGCACCATATCCCCGTTTTTGATACCTCGTTGCTCTGCATCCACAGGGTTAAGCCACACCTCCTGGCGACAGGCGGCCTGGAGCACATCCACGTTGCCGTAGCTGGAGTGGGTACGGGCTTTAAAGTGGAAACCGAACAGTTGCAGCGGGAACTTGCTGCGCTCGGGCGCGTCCCAGCCTTCAAAGGTTGAGGTATAGACCGGCAGCGGGGTGATGGTTTCGTCTTTTTGCAGTTCCCAGGTTGCCGCAATATCCGCCAGCTTGCTGGAGTAGATCTCGATTTTGCCCGACGGGGTTTTCAGCGGATTGGCATCCGGATCGTCACGGAATTTTTTATAGGCCACAAAATGTCCGTTAGGATCTTTGCGCTTATAAATACCCATTTTTTTCAGCGCGTCGTAGGACGGCAGCAGCGGATCTTTGGCGACCATTTTGGCGTACAGGTAGCGCAGCCACTGCTCCTGCGTACGGCCTTCGGTGAATTTCTGATGGATATCCGGTCCGAGGCGTTTCGCCACTTCACTCATGATCCAGTAGATGGGCTTGCGCTCGAACTTCGGGGCGGTAACCGGCTGGAGGAAAATCAGGTATCCCATGTTTCCGGCGTAATCGTTGGGGATGATATCTTCCTGCTCGACGGTCATCAGATCCGGCAGAACAATATCGGCATACTTCGCGGACGAGGTCATGAAGTTATCGATGACGACGATCGTTTCGCACTTGCTCTCATCCTGCAAAATGTCGTGAGTTTTGTTGATATCGGAATGCTGGTTGATGATGGTATTACCCGCATAGTTCCAGATGAACTTGATCGGCACATCGAGCTTATCTTTGCCGCGTACGCCGTCGCGCAGGGCGGTCATCTCCGGTCCACGGGCAATGGCATCCGTCCAGCTGAAGCAGGAGATTTGCGTTTTCACCGGATTTTCCGGCAGCGGCATGCGTTCGATGGTGATGGTGTAGGTCGATTCGCGCGCGCCGCTGTTGCCGCCGTTAATGCCGACGTTGCCGGTCAGGATCGGCAGCATGGCGATGGCGCGGGACGTTTGCTCCCCGTTAGCCTGACGCTATGGGCCCCAGCCCTGGCAAATGTAGGCCGGTTTCGCCGAACCGATTTCACGGGCCAGCTTAATGATGCGATCGGCAGAGATGCCCGTTATGCGAGACGCCCACTCAGGGGTTTTCGCGGTTTTGTCATCACCCTGGCCGAGAATATAGGCTTTGTAATGACCATTAGCCGGTGCGCCTTCCGGCAGGGTTTTTTCGTCATAACCCACGCAGTATTTATCGAGGAAAGGTTGATCGACCAGATTTTCATTAATCAGCACCCACGCAATACCTGCCACCAGCGCGGCATCGGTGCCCGGACGAATCGGGACCCACTCGTCTTCACGCCCTGCGGCAGTGTCGGTATAACGCGGATCGATAACGATCATCCGCGCGTTTGACCGTTCGCGCGCCTGCTCAAGGTAGTAAGTGATCCCGCCGCCGCTCATGCGCGTTTCCGCCGGATTATTGCCGAACATCACGACCAGTTTGGTGTTTTCGATATCCGATGTGCTGTTGCCGTCGTTGCTGCCGTAGGTGTAGGGCATTGCGCAGGCGATCTGCGCGGTGCTGTAGGTGCCGTAGTGGCTGAGGAAGCCGCCGTAGCAGTTCATCAGGCGCGCGACCAGCGAGGCATAAGGGGAGGAGCGGGTGATGTTGCCGCCTACAATTCCGGAGGAGTAGTTAATGTAGACCGCTTCGTTGCCGTATTTTTCGACCACGCTTTTCAGGCTCGCGGCGATGGTGTCCAGCGCTTCTTCCCAGGTGATACGCTCAAACTTGCCTTCTCCGCGTTTGCCCACGCGTTTCATCGGATAGTTCAGACGGTCTGGGTGATTAATGCGACGGCGAATTGAACGGCCTCGCAGGCAGGCGCGAACCTGATGGTTGCCGTAAATATCCTCGCCGGTATTATCCGTTTCAACCCAGTAGACTTCGTCATCGCGAACGTGCAGACGTAGCGCGCAGCGGCTACCGCAGTTTACCGAGCAGGCGCCCCAGACAACTTTGTCTTCTGCGGGCTGAATAGCGGACTGCACAGCGGCGGCGGCGCTTTTCAGACCAAAAGGTAATGCGATCCCACCGGCGGCAAGCGCCAGAGATCCTATGGCAGTAGATTTAACCAGAGTTCGACGGCTTATACCGCCGTGATGTTCAACTTCGGACATAACTCACCCCATCATTGTTAATAATTATTTTCACCCGTGACTACAACCGGGCTAATGATGGGGGGAGTGTTACTTATTTAGAGGTATTAAATATTAATCCTCGTCAAATCAGGGGAATTGAGTGGGAAAATCATTGCGGCTCAGCGGGCGCATTCTCTTGCGTACCTGCGCCGCTCACCGGGTAGTTGCCGCTACTGGTGCGGGTGTACAAAATTTTGAAAGTATCGTTGGCACAATGCCCAACGACCTGCGCATCCGGCTGATCGGCCTGATCGTTCGGGACGATGTTCAGGGTAAAGCCAGACTCCGGTACGCCGTTGTTGATAATCTTCTGCTGAATGTCGCTTTTCACGCGCTCGCAGGAGTCCGGGGCCGCAAGAAGAGCGGGTGAAGCACTCATTAACAGCAGGGCGGTAATCCAGGGTAACCGTTTCATCTGTAGCTCCTTTTCACTGTGTGGACTGTAAGCATAGCAGGGTTAGGGTAAGCTTTTGTTTTTGGACCTGTCTTTCTGAATTGTCCTGGAGCCCTGCCTGCGTCATAAAATAAATTGCGAGTAATGGTGCTGATTGTCTACCAGATAAGAAGGCAGGGTGCGTTTTGATACCTCTTGCCTGACCAGTTTTCGGTCTCGTCCCCAGATATCTTCGGCGTTGGTAATAACCTTCATAATATGTTCCGGGTTATTAAATTCCGGCAGATCGTATTCGGTATGAGAAATGGTAGACATTTTTTCGGAAATTCTTTCTGGAGTCATTACCCATGAGAAATGCCAGCCGCCATCTTTCACAATTTTATTATTGATTTTTAGCCAGTTCCATTTAAACCATGACCAGTTTTTATCTTTGCGCGCACGCTTCCAGTTTCTGAAAGATTCAGGCTCACCGTGGAAGAAATGCTTAAGGTTGTAATAGGACGTCGCGCGGGGCAAGGTACATTTTCTCGGCGTACCATCCGTGTTGTGAACCTGGAGATTAAACTGATAGTTGAACACGTTTTGATGAATAGTCGTGCAGAGCGCGCGCGGATTAATGGCCCTGACCGTGTCGGGAGAGAAGATTTCGTCAACGTCTGACACCAGAATCAGATCGTCGTCTGCCGCGTCTTTTAACCCGTTCATAATGGAGTTGCGAAGCGCTGCTTCATTTGCCCAGGCATCAACCTGGTTATTATCCGCACGGTTTAAAATAGGCTGCGCGTCAAAAGGCACGTAAATGATTTTGTCTTTGAATTTGGCAAACTTTGTAATATCGAAATGCAATTCTCTCGGTATGCCCGTAAAAGAGTGTGTTGCTTCTACAATGACAAAACGGTCAACGACATCAGCGAGAGTATGTAATCTGATGTCGAGCAACATATCTTCGTCATAGTATAAAAAACAGTCGTAAATCATGATGTTAACCCGAAAATTTAAGAATCTAATTTTATAATAGTGTGGAATCTTCCGCGCCCAAAGTAGCCACTTTGGCAGGTCTCGTCAATGCAAACGACGGATTTATACAGCGCAAAGAGTCAAATGAAGTGCTGTTATGTAAGTTGCTGTATTTGCTAATATGATTGTATCTCTCTTTGAACGGTAAATGATGTGAACAAATACGCAGCGATAACGCTACTGGCAACGGTACTGGTGGGATGCGACAACAACACCGCGCCGCTGTCATTTACGCCGGAGATGGCGAGTTTTTCGAACGAGTTTGACTTTGATCCTCTGCGCGGGCCGGTGAAGGATTTTACCCAGACGCTGTTCAACGATAAGGGTGAAGTCTCTAAACGTGTGACCGGCACGATGTCAACGGAAGGGTGTTTCGATACGCTTGAACTGCACGATCTCGACGCTAATACGGGCGTTGCGCTGGTGCTGGATGCTAACTACTACGTCGATGCGGAAACCCAGCAGCAGAAGGTAAAGTTGCAGGGAAAATGTCAGCTGGCGGAACTGCCGTCTGCCGGCCTGACGTGGGACACGGACGATAACGGGTTTGTGGTTGCCGCGCACAGCAAAGAGATGGAAGTGAAGTACCAGTATGACGCCGACGGCTACCCGCTGGGTAAAACTACGGTTTCCGGCGACAAGCGTTTATCGGTCAAGTCGGTGCCGTCGAAAGATCTGCGCAAGCGCATGGATTATACGGCGGTAAGCCTGTTGAACGATAAACCGATGGGCAATGTAAAGCAGAGCTGTGATTACGATCGCCACAATAACCCGGTGAGCTGTGAGCTGGTGATCACCGATGACAGCGTCAAACCTGCCGTTGAGCACAAGTACACCATCAAAAACAGCATTGAATATTATTGAGAATAAAACCGCGCAGGTTACTGCGCGGTGGGTTTAAGCAGGCTGGCGGAGGAGGACTTATGCCCGGCCAGATGCTGATGCTGGAAAATGCACATGCGGATGGTGTTACGGTATTCGCCGTTAATAAAGAACTCATGGATCAGTTCACCTTCCACCATAAAGCCCAGCTTACGGTAGATATGAATCGCTTTTTCGTTCTCTTTGTCGACGATAAGGTAAAGCTTGTAGAGATTCAGGACGTTAAACCCGTAATCCATCGCCAGCTTTGCCGCCCGCGACGCAAGACCTTTCCCCTGGTGCTCCGGTGAAATAATGATCTGAAATTCCGCTCGACGGTGAACGTGGTTGATCTCAACCAGTTCAACCAGCCCGGCTTTCTCACCTTCGCACTCCACCACAAACCGGCGTTCACTCTGATCGTGGATATGCTTGTCGTAGAGATCGGACAGCTCGACAAACGCCTCATAAGGCTCTTCAAACCAGTAGCGCATCACGCTGGCATTGTTGTCGAGCTGGTGAACAAAGCGTAAATCTTCGCGCTCCAGCGGACGGAGCTTAACGTCACACGGCGTCGACATTACGGTGCTACCGTGCGGCCAGTGCGACGATCCAGACAGCGCAGGGTGTTAGGCTCCCAATAGGCGTTGACGTTGGCACTTTGCTGGCATTTGTCGCGGGCATCAAACGCGACGTCTTCTTTATCCCACTCTTTTTCCACGCGCTTATTCACTTTCTGACGCAGGCTGCGGGTGTCATTCCATTGTTCTTTGTCCATGGCGGCGTTCTGACGGCTTTGCGCGCTGTCACCAGACTCAATGATGAGTTTGCTGGTTTCGGCTGATGCCGTTGCGGCGAAGGCGAACGATGACAGCGCCAGTACGGCTGTCAGACAAAGGCGTTTGCTTAATGTAGTCATAGCGTTTCCTTTAAACGGGTGCAGACAATCGGATTACCCCGTTGGATTCTACACCAATCCGAAAGGGTGTCATACCCGCGCGGCAGGTATGGGAACGATGTGAACATTATCGCGTATGATGTCTAAATCAATCCTCACGAAACGAGAAAAATGTTCAAAACGACGCTGCTTTTTTTCGCGACCGCGCTGTGCGAAATCATCGGATGCTTTTTGCCGTGGCTCTGGCTAAAGCGGGGCGCTTCCGCGCTGCTGCTGATCCCGGCGGGTGTGTCCCTGGCCCTTTTTGTCTGGCTGCTCACCCTGCATCCGGCCGCCAGCGGGAGGGTATATGCGGCCTACGGCGGAGTGTACGTCTGTACCGCGCTGCTGTGGCTGCGCGTTGTCGATGGCGTCAGGCTAAGCCTGTATGACTGGGCAGGCGCGCTGATTGCCCTGTGCGGCATGTTGATCATCGTGGCCGGTTGGGGACGCGCATAAGCGTCCTTATAGTGTGATCGCCCGCTGATTTTACGATCATTATACTTGTATGGTAGTAGTGTAGTTGCGTAAATTTCCTGCATCACAACGAGCGATGTAAGGAAATGGATTATGAAGATTGTCGGGGCTGAAGTATTTGTCACCTGCCCGGGGCGTAACTTTGTCACCCTTAAAATCACCACCGATGAGGGCATTGTCGGCCTGGGTGATGCCACGCTGAACGGACGTGAACTTTCCGTTGCCTCCTACCTGAAAGATCACCTGTGCCCTCAGTTGATTGGCCGCGATGCGCACCGCATCGAAGATATCTGGCAGTTCTTCTATAAAGGCGCTTACTGGCGTCGTGGTCCGGTCACCATGTCAGCGATTTCTGCCGTGGATATGGCGCTGTGGGACATTAAGGCGAAAGCCGCGAACATGCCGCTCTATCAGCTTCTGGGCGGAGCCTCCCGGGAAGGGGTGATGGTTTATTGTCACACCACCGGGCACACCATTGACGACGTGCTGGAAGATTATGCCCGTCATAAAGAGATGGGCTTCAAGGCAATTCGCGTGCAGTGCGGCGTGCCGGGAATGAAAACCACCTACGGCATGGCAAAAGGAAAAGGGCTGGCGTATGAGCCAGCGACCAAGGGCGCCTGGCCGGAAGAGCAGCTATGGTCCACTGAAAAATACCTCGACTTCACGCCGAAACTGTTCGACGCAGTGCGCAGTCAGTTCGGCTTCAATGAACATCTCCTTCACGACATGCACCACCGTCTGACGCCCATCGAAGCGGCGCGATTCGGCAAAAGCATTGAAGAGTACCGTCTGTTCTGGATGGAAGATCCGACTCCCGCTGAAAACCAGGAGTGTTTCCGCCTGATCCGCCAGCACACCGTCACGCCAATTGCGGTGGGGGAAGTGTTCAACAGCATCTGGGACTGCAAGCAGCTGATTGAAGAGCAGCTCATTGACTATATCCGCGCCACCATAACCCATGCGGGCGGCATCACCGGGATGCGTCGCATTGCGGACTTTGCCTCACTTTATCAGGTGCGTACCGGCTCACACGGCCCGTCGGATCTGTCGCCGATTTGCCACGCCGCGGCGCTGCATTTTGACCTGTGGGTACCGAACTTTGGCGTGCAAGAGTATATGGGGTATTCGGAGCAGATGCTGGAAGTGTTCCCGCACAGCTGGCGCTTCGATAACGGCTATATGCACCCGGGCGACAAGCCAGGGCTGGGCATTGAGTTTGATGAGAAGCTGGCGGCGAAATACCCGTACGATCCGGCTTATCTGCCGGTGGCTCGTCTGGAAGACGGCACCCTCTGGAACTGGTAAACGAGGAGCGAATGATGAAAAGCGTAGTGATCCAACAGCCGGATGTGCTGGTGATTGAAGAGCGTCCTCTCCCGTTGCCGGGCGCAGGCGACGTCCGCGTCAAAATTAAGCTCGCCGGTATTTGCGGTTCAGACAGCCATATCTATCGCGGGCATAACCCGTTTGCGAAATACCCGCGGGTAATCGGTCACGAGTTCTTTGGCGAAATAGACGCGGTTGGCGAAGGCGTGGAGGGCACCCGACTGGGCCAGCGCGTTTCGGTTGATCCGGTGATCAGCTGCGGGCACTGCTACCCGTGTTCCGTTGGAAAACCGAACGTTTGTACTTCGCTGGTGGTGCTGGGCGTCCACCGTGACGGCGGCTTCAGCGAATACGCCGTGGTGCCGGCGAAAAATGCCTGGCGCATTCCGGATGCGATCCCTGACCACCACGCGGTGATGGTTGAGCCATTCACCATTGCCGCCAACGTGACGGGGCAGGCGAAACCCACCGAACAGGATGTGGCGCTGATTTACGGCGCAGGCCCGATGGGGCTGGTCACCGTGCAGGCGCTGAAGGGCGTTTACAAGGTGAAGCAGGTCATCGTGGTGGATCGCATTGATGAGCGGCTGGAGATGGCGCAACGCAGCGGCGCAGACTGGGTCTTCAACAACGGCGAGCATTCTTTACAGGCCGCGCTGGATGAAAAAGGCATCAAGCCGACGTTAATCATCGATGCTGCCTGTCATCCGTCCATTTTACAGGAAGCGATTACGCTGGCGTCTCCGGCGGCGCGCATCGTGCTGATGGGCTTCTCCAGCGACCCGAGCCAGATTGTGCAGCAGGGGATCACCGGCAAAGAGCTGTCGATCTTCTCTTCGCGCCTGAATGCCAACAAATTCCCGGTGGTCATTGACTGGCTGGAAAAAGGGCTGATCGACCCTGAAAAACTGGTCACCCATACATTTGACTATCACCACGTTACAGACGCCATCGAACTGTTTGAAAAAGACCAGCGGCAGTGCTGCAAAGTCTTGCTCACGTTCGACCAATAATAATTCACGCGGTTAAGAGCCTGCGAAGACAGGCTCTCAGTGGTACGCATCTTACCTTGCAGAGATAGCCATTATGACTCAAGCACAACCTCAAAGAAGTACGTCAGATCTGGTGAAAGCCGCCGTATCTGGCTGGCTGGGCACCGCCCTGGAGTTTATGGATTTCAAGTTTTATAGGATTTAACGCACTGAAACAGAAGGGAATTACAAGGCTCTTAAAGTTGCGTGGGGCACTGATGGGGCAAACTCACTCAATTTTGAGTTCAGAAGCGCTACCTGCGCATCGTTATTTTCTGACATCCATTTCCCGTAAACCTGGAAAACCATCTGCGCATCAGCGTGACCCATTTGCGAAGCAATGAATGCAGGGTTGGCTCCAGCCGTCAATGACCAACAAGCATATGTGTGACGTGACTGATATGACTTCCTGTGACGAATGCCTGCGCGCTTGACTGCCGTATCCCAGGTCTGCCTGACTGAATCGACCGTGAAGTGATCCCCACATAAACCCGTTCTTGAAGTTACGGATGGGAGAAAAACAAACGTGCATTTGTGCTTCTCTTTTTTCCCGTACTCTCGCAGGTGAACATCAATCACATGCTCTCTGCCAAGCCTGGTGATTTCAAGCTGGCTCTTCAGCGCTTCGATTGCAGGCTCGATCAGGTGTATGGCCCTGTTTGTTCCTGCCTGAGTTTTTGGAACGGTAAATTTATCCTGCGCCAGGTTCCTCCTTATCATCATCGTTCCCGCCTTAAGGTCTATATCCTCCCACCCCAAAGCGCACAGCTCACCAGGGCGGATTCCTGTGTAGACGGAAAGAGACCACATGTTTTTTGCTTGCTGGCTGCGACAAGCTTCAATGAGCCTGACAAACTCTTCCCTTGATAGCGGGTCAGGAACTACTCGCGACTCTCTTAGTGGCGATATTCCCTTAAATGGTGTGTCATCAAGATATCCGTTTTCAACGCCAAACTGAAAGATGGCGAAAAGGTTAGTCATGTAGTTATTGACCGTCACCGCAGAACGCCCTGGCTCAGTCACCACATACTGCGTCTTAGGGAGTTGATAGCCGGTCAACAATTCCTTCCTTACCTCAAGAATCCTTTCTTTACTTATCGACGATGCGATCGTCTTCTCACCGAGAATGAGAAGAACGTTTTTGATTATCGTCCGGTATGTCTTTATCGACGTCGATGCGACATCAGTCTCTTTAAGCGATAAATACTTCTCTGCTAGTTCTCCTATGGTTAGCGCCTTGCTAACCTCACCAAATCGCTGAAGGTTAGGGGAGTTTGGAAACTGTGATGCATAGTTGAAAGTTCCCGTCTTTACTGCGTAGACAATGCTTGTACGCAGCTCTCCAGCAATCTTCCTGTTTTTCGCCGTATCAGGTACACCAAGACTTTCCCTTACCCTGACGCCGTTATAGATAAACCACAGGCGCAGCGTGCCCCCGTGGTTTTCAACCCCGGTTGGATACTTCATGCATCTTCCTCTTTGGTTAATCGAAGGGGTATTTAAGCAGATTTCTTGCGTGGAATCGCTGGTTGCTGGCGCTCAACCCATTTGTCGACTTCGTGGCGGTTGTAGAGGATAGGGGAGTTATCCTTCGGCTGGCAGTCGCATGAGTAATGGCGGTACTCTTTACCCTCCATCCATGACGTTTCTCTGGCTAATCTGATCGCGTTCTTTGTCAGTCCGGTAATCGCCATCAGAACTTTCTCTGATACCCACTTATTGGGCACCAGTTGGATCGTATCGCTCATGAGTGTCTCCAGGCAAAAAAGAACCCGGCGCGGGGCCGGGCAAAAGGGATAACGTGGCAGTGCTTTCGCACCCAATAGCCAGCTCATAACTGGCTATCAGTTGCGTCATTCGTCTTCTTCGTCGGAATCTGGATCCCATCCTTTCAATTCAATGCAAAGGCGCTTTTCCATTTCGTGATGATTTTTGCGATCGTCTCCGTTGATGTAACGGTCTACTGCTAATGCACCAGCCTGATATGTTCGATCGCCAAAGAACCATCCCCCTTCGTCATAAAACTCATGGAAGAACATCAACTCAGGGAACCAAGTGACTAATTCATTGATAATTGGCTCGGGGATGCTCCAGGCTGTATCGAATTTAATGACCAGTTTTGAGTCGGTGTGCTCGACAATAGACATGTCATAGGCGTTCCACTTCGTACCCCATCGCTTAGAATTAAATTCGTACCAATTACGGCCGGTTGACTCTTCCCGACTCCCACCTGTTAGAGCGTCGCCAGTGAAAATAAATGCAGGAGCTGGAATAATTCTGTTGAAGTCGAACACATCAAACGGCTCTTGAGCTTCGAGATCAGCGATCCGCTCAGACCACTCTTTACGACTTTTTTTGTCAGCTTCTACATCATTTGCTTTCTCGTGCCAGAAATCAGGAACCTCGCGTTTTTGTTTGCGGAAGCAGGCATTAAAAAGTTCAGACAAAGACTTCTCGTCACCTGTGATGGTCAGGCGATTTGTTACGTGATTAGGCATTGCTTCTCCTTATGCCGCGCGCTGGGCACGCAGCGTTAAATTACTTCCGCCAGGCGAAGCTAATCGGCTCTGGCGTAATCCACAGGTGGCGCATGTTCGCCACGTTCACCACATCAGAATCCCGCGGGTAAATCTCCACAGCATCCCGATCCCCATATCCGACAGCTGACTTGATCTCCTGCAGTGCATCCCAACTGATGCCATCATTCCACCGGCCAGAGCTGGCAATGCTGGTGGTATTCACTGTCAGACGGATGATGCCGTCGTCTTCCTGAAACTCCTGAACCAGAAAGTAAGAATTAGCCCACACGTTGCTCCGTTTTGGGTCATGGCATCGTACCGGCCACTGCGATTCCGGTACCGGCTTGAGTATTCCGATCACGTCTCATGCTCCTTAATTTTTCGATGTGCTCTGCTGTTTCGATTTCTTCGGCGATCCACTCGGCCTGTGCTTTGGTCAGCGGTTCAAATTCGTGTTGAAAGCGGCCCATGCTGGCGATACAGGTGCGACCGTTGCGGATGTAGTGGATGACTTCGTGGGTAGCGCGGAGGATTTTGCAGGGTGCGCCGTGTGGATCGGTGTACCAGGTATTAGGCTGGATTATCCTGAACATTTGCTGACTCCTTCAAAAGGAGGTAGACGATTGCCACAGCGCGCAGAGGGTTACGGTGAGTGGAGCTTATACCTGACTCATGAGTTGCCTGCCACACGGTCTTCCCTGTTGGGACTAGGCCGATTCGATACTTCTTCATTGCCGGATAGAGCTCTTCGGCACGACGTAACGGAAACCAGGCGGTGTTCTGTACCGTGTTAAACCAGTTCCACGACAAATTGGCACCGGTATTTTCATGCGGATGGATGGTGGCGCTGTACTTTGGCTTCAGGAAATATGCGAGCCTGACACTGATTTCACCGTCACTAAGTTTGGTGTAATCCATCAAGACCCCCTTTGCTTGCGTATAAGCTCCAGGTCAGCCTGACAACTGGCACACGTCTGGCAGCCTGGTACCGCAGCGCGCCGCGGCGCCGGGATGTCTTCGCCGCATTCAGCGCAATGCTCAGCTGATACGGCGTTGCGATTTACGCGGTGAGCGGAAAGGGCAGCGTTACGCTGAAGCTCTTCAATCTCTGCTGCTGTGTCGATGATATCCATGGTCAATGCTCCCGGAACTGTCGGTTAATTCGGTTGAAGGTGAACTCCAGCAATAAAAAAGGAGCCATAAGCTCCCGAGTTTTTAATATCACCATTACGGCTTCGCCCTTAGCCAGATGCAGACCGCGCCATCTTCCGTATCGTGAATTGAACCGATAAACCAACCATCACCATCAGGTGATTCTGGCTGCCACGCCGAAATGTCATAACCGCCCACATCGGGATCAACGTCATCCTCATCGCGATAAACCACTTTCCACTCAAGACAGTTCTTATCCAGCCACGCGTTGAACTCAATGGGCGAAATGGATTCGCGGCCATCGCAAAATTCATCGTAAAGCGGGTGAGTCCAGTAGCCGTACTGGTTGCGTTCGACAGGTAGGGCTTTAAATTCTGTTGTCATTGTTCGGCTCCATACCGCCCGTTAAGGCGGCCAGTTTTAACGACGAACTCCAGGAGACTAACTCCCAGAGCTTCAATTTTCTTGTGATGCTTGTTGATGATGGGAGGCACCGTTTCGTTCCAGTTAGGCTTTGGCTTCTTGCGCATGGCCTGCTGGATTTCTTCGGTGCAGCGGCGGCAGGCGGCGCGGATGGCGTTGTCTGTTTCTGGCGTCATGCGGCCTCCGTTTTCACAACATCAATGGCGCAGCCTGG